GTGACCCTACCACCGGCTAACCCGGGTGGATCACCGGGGCGTGTGACTGGAACACTGGACCTTTCGGCATATGTGAATGTCCCGACAGGCCAGGCGATCGCAATAGACCAGGTCGATTTCATTTACCAAGTTAGCACAGACTTCGGAAGCGATGCAGATGCAATGCTAGCTAGCAATGGAGCAATCGGGGTACAACTTACAGACTTGAACCCCAGCAACCTCTTTGTACGAGCCGATAACCAATCATTGGTTGCTAGTGGATCTCTCAACATCGATGTAACAAACAACATCGCCTCACATGTCTCTGACCTTTACCCCGACAACTTCGGACCTACCGGTCTATCAGACATGTTCATCGTCGTGAACGATCAGTTGTATCTTACAGCCGGGAATGATGGTGATGTTGTTGGCGGATCCGCTGTCTATGTGACAGCCCGAATCCGATGTCGAGTAGTCAAACTCTCTACCAAGGACTGGATGGCGGTTGCGATCCAATCAACGGCAGCTGACAACTGAGGGCTTCCAATGGATGCTCTCAGTGATTCTGCAGCGAACGCCCTATGCGGCCTCGCCCAGAAGGCGCTGGAGGAGAAGGGAGTTGATCCCATCCTCGCTGCTGCATTTGCTGAGCGAGCATGTCGCCCCCTGGTGCGCCGCGGCGCTCGCGCAGTAGGCAGTCGAGTTGTTCGAGCAGGGGGGAAAGTCAAGCGTAAGGCATCAGCATACAACAAGAAGTACGCTAAGGCATACAAGGCACTCAAGAAGAAGCACCCCAGGACACCCTTCGCCGCCCTGGCTAAGAAGGCCCATGCAAAAGCAAAGAGGATGAAGTGAATGCCTAAACTACAAGCTAGACAACTCATCAAGCAGGTTCCGGCCTTGCAAGTTCTCAACATGAACTATGGAAGCCAAACAGCAAACCTTACTGGCGAGGGATGGGAGATATTAACGGACGGCCTTTCGATGAGGTTTGTTTGGCGTGGTTTTATCGATCTCGCTGGTTACACTCAACATGATCTAACTCTGTTTACTCAGCAGGTGGATATTCAAAGGAACCACATGATAGGCGGTAGTCCTGATGTCCAGCTCGGCGTCGTAACAGAATTAGTTACTACCAGAAGGATCAGAGATGAAGAAGCAATCTCTACGAACAACGGATTCCTTGCACCGTTTCCGGGGTCCCCACAACCCCAACTTGACATTCAAGAGATAGTGTATGGTGAAATCACAACCTATACCCCGTACAGTCCAACCAATGGGATTTGGCGTATACTTCAACATGATTCCTTTGGTACAGGTCACCCAACAGCATCTGACAGATTGCACATAACCATAATTGCTCAACCTCTCTTCGCTGGGGACAACTCAGCGATGTTGATTCCCGGACGTAACTTCCTCATCGGTGCGGTTACAGCTCACGAGGATGATCTAGTCTACATCGAGAGACTTCGAAGAGCATATACTCAACAGCGAAGTGAGACTTGATGAACATCGTCGACAACCATCTCCATCCCGGTCAAAAAACAATTACGAGGACATCAGGCACTGCCACGACTGCACGCCGTGGAGGATGGGAAAGACCCCCCCATGGTAAGTTTGGGATGGTGACAGGCGCACCTCTACCTCCTGAGATGGCTGATGCTTACTTTCACTATACGGGAATTCCTGAACTGATAAGTGGGGGTTATGGATTCCTAGTCACTCAGGGTATTCTTCAAGCACCTCAAGCCGCGGTTGGAGTTAAGGTCGGAATCTATCCAAGTTTTGGGAAGGCGATGATCGCAGAGACAGGGGTGGGTCTTGCGATACTTCCTCTACTTCTAATCTACATTGATCCAGCCCACAAGGTCAAGGACTTCGGGCTAGATGAAACGGAATGGTACAAGAGGAACATCGAAGGGCGCTGGTCGATGACTAAGGAAGCGATGAGGCAGTCTGGGCCTACTCATGACTTCTCCTCGTTCAGAGGCTAACAGGTGCAACAGTCCGTCCCGTTCCCACACAGCAAGCATATCGTTCTGGTATCGCATATGTCAAAGCAAAGGCCGATTACCCCCCCTTCTAAGGACCACATGATCACGATGGTGTGATCTTCAAAGTCATCCTTCTCCAGGAGAGCCTGGTCTAGCTCTATGAAGTCAGTGAACCAGTTGGTCATCTTACAACCCTCATGGTTCCACAATGTCGCCCTGGCTCTGTCTTAGACCGCGAGTTACGGAATCGATGATGTGTGCCCGCGCTGGTCACCGCGCGGTGCCCGCAAGTGTTACACTCGCGCAGACACCTTCGCCTGGTACTCATTCTTTCAACTCCTGGAGTCTATCATTCTCTTCGGTCAAGTATTTCAAATCTAATTCTAATTGATGTTGATTATCCAAAACAGTTTGAACAGAGACCGCTCTATCCGCAAAGGGAAGGACCACGCTGTTACTCTTCAAGGCATATTCTCTAAGCAACTTGTCAACTAACTTGCTTCTCAGTCCCATTGGGATGCTCTTGTATCCCTCATATCCGATCTCACTTAAGCTCACTGACACCACTGGCATATTAGCCGAGACCCGTATTCTTCCTATTAATGTTACTATGGACTCTTTTTTCAGCAGCGCAGTCCTTCATTTACATTCAAATTACGGAGCAACGCTATGGTGCACACTGGCACCCTCGCCTGCATCGCAGGCAGGGGATAGCCCATAGGCGTTGCCTACAACGAGGACACGTAAGGGGATAGTGAACTATTTACACCGACCACGCATCAGCGGAGATATGGCGACAGCAAAGACTGGCAGTTTTTACTTGAACGAGACCGTGACCCTACCACCGGCTAACCCGGGTGGATCACCGGGGCGTGTGACTGGAACACTGGACCTTTCGGCATATGTGAATGTCCCGACAGGCC